CCGCCGCCTCCTCCGCCGCCGCCGCCGTAACCGCCGCCGTAGCCGTAGCTTCCCCAGCCGCCACCGCCGCCAGGGCCACCCATGTATTTATAATTTATAGCACTATATTTACTGGCCGGAGAATATACATTCGCTCCTTTTGCTTTATTTCTGATCAAGTCCCCATATATATTTCTTCCGCTGTAAGCTGGAATTCCTTCACTACCTGCAATACTGATGTATCCACTTGGATCATAAGCTTGTTGCTGAGGGTCCATATAGGTAGAATAATAATGAGAAAGAGTATCAGTGTCATCAGGAAGACCCCTTCCCCATCTTTCGGCATCAGTTAACTTAAATAAAGCACCTGCTCCGCTTAAACTACCTCCGGCAATGACTCCTTGCGCCTTTCTTGTAACAGCATATTGCTGTTGTGGTGTCATGCCTTTCCATTCAGGAGAAGCTTGAATAGCTTTCCAGACGGCTTCGCCTTTAGCTCCTTCTAAATCAGCAAATGTTTTGACACCATACTTGGCGAGGTCAATTCCTCCCATTGTAATAGAGTCACTAAGTGACTTGATATAATCTTGTTCTTGCGAGCCAACATTTCCTTGTATGTATTTGTTGGCTTCCATTTCTGTTTGGAGCCCCAGTTCTTCCCTTCTCTTTCCTGTAATACCGGCCAAATAATTTTTTAAAGTCTGCGCGGCATGCGTGTTTCCCTGTCCTTTGGCATATAAGTTTTTTAACTGAGTTTCAAATTTATGGGACTTGTTCACATTGGCCTGTGCTGCCGCTGAAGAACTTCCTGAAGAACTTCCTGAAGAACTTCCTGAAGAACTTCCTGAAGAACTTCCTGAAGAACTTCCTGAAGATCCACTAGAACTTCCTGAAGATCCACTAGAACTTCCTGAAGATCCACTAGAACTTCCTGAAGGATCATTCAAAAAACCCAATCCAGATACATCATCGTCGTAGTAATACGCCATTATCTTCTCCTACGCATCATGTTGTGCCACTCGTCATAAGTCAATTTCTGTTTGTGGTAACCTGCTTCCATATCTCCTAGTCGCTGCACGTATTCCAAATAATCCTCCCAATCGCTTTTCCTGGAAGTCGGCATTTCATTGATGAACTGCCCAAGTCCGAATTCACGTCCTTCATATGGAGGAAGTGCTGGTGGAACTTCTTCCCCTCCAAATTCCACGCCTATTTCCGGAGTAGGATATTCATTAAATCTGGCAAAATCTCCTTGTGGGCTTGGTATACCTAATTCTTCTTGTACTGGTGGAATATACTGGTTTTGTTCCATAATTGCTTGTTCTCTTGCTGAATCACCAAATGGTTCTTGATATGGAGGTGCTAAGGTATCTGCATCAGTATAAAAATCACCGAAATCTGTTTCTACATAATCATCCGGAGCAACATAAGGTTGATCAGGGTCGTCTTCAAAATCTAATCCTTCTGCTCTGTCATAGTATGTATCTGCGTGTGGACTGTAAATAACTTCTGATTCACCTGGTCCTTCAATATATTCGTCAATGTTCTTACGATGCGGACCGAATGTTTCCGTTATGTATCTTTCCTTATCTTCTTCAGTCTCATCTGCAGCAAGACTAGCTACACCTAAGTCATCCAGATAATCCCTACCTTTCTTTAATGTCTTTCCAGCCAGTTCTGAAAGCAGTGTGCCCCACAGTCCGCCTTTTTCAGCGACGTCCATGAATCCGCCGGTGATTGGGTACATCCTGTTATATACTGGCTTGGCCGTCTGTCTCAGATCACGGCTGAGTCCCATGTACTCATTCTGCATTTGCTGCGGCGTTTTGCCCAGTATTTCCCCAGCAGGGTATTTCTGGGATCTGTTCCACGTTCTTCTTCTTTGCTTTAATTCATCTATGCGTGGGTCGTCCTTTGTGAACGTCGGAGCCTGCGCCTGAAGATTTTCAATGGCGAAATAATTTCGTCCGAGTCCGCTACGCGCGAAATCACGAACGTCGTCGCGCGGTGTGAATTGTACCTCACGACGACGCTCCGCATCCCTATCCAATTCAAATTGCGGTCTTTCAGGCATTATCCACCTATAATTATTACTTTAAGCACAACCAGAACGATGACTACTAAAATTCCGGCCTTAATCCAGTCCTTCAATTTCCAGTCACTCCATTCCTTCAGATGCGCCCAAAGATCTTTAAATAAATTCATGTCTACCTCCTTGTTAACATTGTTTATCTTTCATACCGCCACTCACTCGACCTCCATGGTGATATTTCTTCAGTTTCACTGTTCCGCCTTTTTTCTTCTTCACCGTTCCACCTGCTTTATACTTTTTCTTCATTCCACCCTTCTTGTATCCGGCCATGTTGACCTTCTGGCCTGTGGCACGCGCACGCTTCTGCGCTTGAGCCACTCCAGCTGAAGTGTATGGAAATTTCTCTTTACCTACCTGTGGCATTTGCAATTCCTCCTCTTCGTTTTTTGATTACTCCGCCTTTTTTCTTGGGCTTACTCCCGTATTTTTCCGTCCATCTCTTGGCTATCGCCGGCTCCTTCGACCACATGTATTTTCTCTGCTTTTCTGACTTGAACGGCATCAGTGCAGCGTCGGCTTTTCACCATCACGGCGAAAAACTTCTATGATATCTTCCTGTATGTTAAAGCTGTGCGCAACGGTCTCGAACATCCGCGCAGTATCATACGGACCCAACGCTTCAACGTACATGTTGCGGGTCACTGCTAACAGCGCACCGCAGACTTGCAAATAATCTTCATGGGTTTTTATTTCGTCCTTCGCTACTTCTTCAATCTTTTGCATCACCGTGCTGAGCTTTTCAAGTTGTTTTTTTATTTTGTCCATTTGCTTTTGATCTTGCATTTTCCCTTGCTATCCTTTCAGCCGATTGGTTTTTTCTTTCAGCAACTTCATTTTTCATGGCCTCTCTCGTAGCCGCCATGTTCTCTTTCAGGAGCGCCATAGCCTCCGCGGAATCTTCCTTATTAACATCTGCTGACGCTTTCATCAAGTCAATACTTGTCTCCGCTTCCAGCTTGTCTCTTTCAAGGTCAAGTTTTTCAGCGTCAACCATCATGTCCTTCTGCAATTTCATTTGTGTTTCCATCGCCTTCAGGTCAATTTCTTGCTGTTTAAGCTTGATAAGCGGATCTTGAGCTTCTCGCTTCATTCTAGCCTCTTCATCCTGTGCCAGTTGTTGAGTCATTTGCGCTTCAATCTGAGCCTGTTCAGCTGCTTGCTGGTTGATCAGTTGTTCCTGCTGCTGCTGCAATTGTTGCATTTGCTGTGGATTCTGCTGTGCCTGCTGCATTTGCTGCTGCAACTGCTGGAATTGTTGTTTGTATTTTTTCTGCACCTGTTGTCCTGCAATCAATGAGATATGCTCCGATACGTGCGCCTGCAGCATCGCGTACAACTGCGGGTTGATCTGAACCATTCTCGTGAACATGAACTCGGCGTGCGCCTGCATGTGCGCCATGTGGTCCTGCATTGGAAATGACTTCGGCTGTTGTCCGCGCATCGCGCCTGCATTCTCCATCGCCGGACTCATAGGTTCCGGCATCTCCGGATCAGGCTTCAATATCGCCTCCACGTTATCCACGCCCATCGCGTCGTACATTCTTCTGTACGCTTCACGCAAATTGTGAAGTTGCGGTGCGGCACTCGCCAATTGCAGTTGCTGTTGCGCCAACGTGACACGCTGCGCCATTGAGAATATGTTCGGATCGGATACTGGAATGACATCAACACGGTCATCAAAATCAGATTGTTTAATTTGTTGATTTCCACCGACAACCATGTAAGGATATTGCGGTGGAAGATAAATCTGGAATACTTTTGCCAATAACTTGAATTCAATTTTCTGTGCATAATGCAATCTCTTATGGATTGCGCTCATGACTTTAGTTCCACGCTCTAAAAGAGCAAGTGTTGTTCCTACAGGATTCTGCTCGTTTCCTTCCCCCATCTTCATGTCCGCGATCGCAGCGAATGATTTTCCCGCGTCAACGGCAAAACCCAGCAATGCAAACAGAACTTGTGAAGGTTCCTTGTATGGAAGTGGCAACAATGATTCCTTGATTGAAACTCCTGTGACGTCCACGTCACGAAATTCCCCTGGCTGCAAGGGCTCGTCATGGTCGCGTATTCTCATTCCACGCGCCTTGAAACCTGCTGGAAGATTGGCAAGGGTGCCTGCGTCAATTAACTGCCGCAAAACACTTGTCGCAGTTCTTGACAATCCACCCAGCATGTGTATCAGACCGAACCCGTAAAAGCCCAGTCCTGGGAGGAACTTGTAGTGTACAAAATAGTGGTTCTTCGCGAAATTTGGATCTTTATCCTTCCAGTTTCTTCTTATGGAAAGAACCGTTCTTGAAAATTGGTCTATTGAAATTATGTAAGGAAGCTTTACTCCTGACGTGTCCTCAAATCCAGGCACATCAGCGTTAACGTGCATCTCCAGTACGACATGCTCGTCATCATCGGATGAATAATTCTTTTCAACACCCTGCAGTTCATCAATCTTATCTGCAGTATCGGATGACTCCGTCTGACCCGTCGGCAGCTCCACGTCACGGTAGAATCCGCCCAGTTGCTGCTTTCTCACGTCATTTCCATTCGTCTTGATGACATGCGTTATCCTGTCAGCGCTTTCCAGATCCGTCGCCATGTAGTTGATCACCAAATCCTCACTGGTGATGAACTTCGCGGTCGCACGCTTCAAGAGACCGTCATAATAGACTTTCTTGAACGCCGATCCTGAAAGCGGAAGGTAGAACAGAAGTTGGTCCATGTCCGGATCGTACTCTCTCATGACATCAGTGATCTGATAGTTCATGAATTGCTGCACCCTCTTCGCCTGATCTTGAACTTCAGGTGTCGAGAGCCCTATGACTTGAGTGCGAACGGGGCCGCTTGGGGGGAGAAGTTCCTTATACGCTTGGGCTTGAAACTGTGTAACAGATTCAGCGAGTAAGGGGTGAACGACCCCGGACGAACCTTCGAACGGTTGGGTGCGGTCTTCATACTTGAATCCCAGCATATCAAGGCCTTTGACATAGGATTCTTCCCAGTCCTTCCTTGAATCCTTATCCGATTCGAATCCTGCAAGCAGGTCGCTTGACAACCTGCCTAAATCATTATCTTCAATGTAATCCGCCAGATTCGCATCATGCGGAATGTTTGCTGTGTCTATTGGCGCGTTGGGATCAAAGTTGACGTCAGCGCTTCCGTCCTCATTTTCCATCAGTTCAACTTCCGGATCAAACTTCACGCTTTTTTCCGGCTCCAATTGCACCTCTTCACCAGTAGGCTCTATTTCCAGCGCCCCAGTCAGCGCCTCCAGCGCCTTGTCTATGTTATTCTTATTTCCTTTAGCCATGTCTAGCTATTCCCCCTCTCTTGTACGCAGGCATTCCTTTCGATATGTTGAACAACGCCTCTCTGTTGCCCTTCAAGTAGATCATCGGAACTTTCCAGCCCACGCCTTTATTGTCCATTATAGCAGTTTCTATAATTTTTGCACCACTTTTCTTCGCCACTTTTTTCATGGCGCCCTGCGCCATTGGGCCGTATGCGACAAGGTTTCCGTGGAAGCTCTGATCAATCGGTCTCAGTCCTCTATTCTTGATCGCGGACGTCGCGACGGATACTCCGTCATAGCCTCCTTCCTGCGCCATCTTCGTTGCATACTTGATGACGAATTCATTGTAGTCCTCCGTCCTGCTGAACGGACCCTGCGGCACGCCGCTCGTCTTAGGTGCGGCCTTCTTCTTGCTGGCGTCAATTATTTTTCTTATCTTTTCCCTTTCCCTGTTAAGTTTCGTTATTCGCTTTTGAGTTTTCACTGTCTGCGGCTGTGACGCCAAATCCTCAATCTTGGAAACAATCAACTTGAACTGCTCCTCATTCACTTTATCCGATTCACTCACGGGAAGCGGAACGTCTCCGCGTGGAGCGTATCGTGACGCCTTCAAGTCGCCTGGAACCGGAGGCATTCCCTGCTGCTCCATCCTCCTGACCGACCTCACCGCTGCGTTGATGGGCTGGTGCATGTCTGACTGTATCTCCTCTATGAAGATAATCCTGTTTCCCAGCACGTCCGTCCTGTCGCTCATTCGCATGTGAACGAAGGCGTTTTTTCCGTATTCAGACGGTATTCCGCTGAAGTCGTGTTCATAATTGTACACGGGCTCGCTCTTGCGCAAACCTCCGGGTGTGGACCTGAACAGAAGCTCACGCGGATTCTCTCCTCCGCCAAGCGTCTGCGTTCCAGCATACTGCGGATCTCCTGCGTATTTCTTCAGTCCGGCCGTCCTCTTTCCGGCGGCGCTGGACAACTGCGCGACCATGTTTTTCATCGGGTAAGGAAATTTCTTCGGAACGCCCTCATCGAGCGCGTTAGCTATTCCGTAGTTGTCAAATATGTAATCATCGACGTTTTTCAGGATCTTGTCCGCCTCCTCCCTGTAGAATGATTCCGCACCAGGTTTCAATCCGCGGTTCAACTGCTCCTCAGACGACTTCAGAAGCCTGAAGAATCCGGACTGTTTCGGATCACGGTACGCCTGCGGGTCGACCTTGGCGAGGGTTTTTGACAATTTCTCCATCATCTCGGGTCCAATCTCACGTCCTGCAACCTCCACGTCCAGCTTCGGAGCGATCCGATCAAACGCGTCCACGAGTACCTTCTTGGATATGACCTTGTCCTTGTATTTCGACAGGAACGGCGCGAGCGAGGTGTCATTCAGTTCCTCATGCCTGATGGCAGGAAGTTCCTGACTTGCCCTTCTCGTTTCATCCGTCACGCCTGCTGTAGCACGATCCTCCAGCCTTAATCTCGCAAGGGCGTCATTCGCCTGCTTGACCTTTAATTTATGAGCTTGAATCAGCTTGCTGGCGGCGATCACGTCAGGATGGTTTCTATTCCCCTTGTGCATTTTCATCAAGTTTCCAAAATTTCTTGTAATACCTTTTCCTTCCGCCATGACCATTCTGAGATTGACTTCCGCTTCCTTGAACACCGATTGGGGCTTCATCCCCATCAGATAGTCAAGCCACTGTCCTCCCTTCATGTTCTCCTGCGGCGAACCTACGATCTTTTCCCGGGAGCCCCAGAATAAAGCCCCTGGCTTGTCCGGATCCCCG